AAAGCTTCTATTTCTTCTTGTAAAGTTTCGTATCTGGTATGTTCTTGGTTTTCAATAGTCAGATAATGTTGTGAAGTGTTTTGACCTGAAAAGCTTGGGCTTTTAAATTTAAAAACCATTTCATCTGCCAAAGCAAGGTTTACACAAAAAGCTATGACTATAAATAAACCAACATACATTGAAATGATAAGGGCTAAGTCTTTTTGCTCTGCTCTTTTTCTAGCTGCTATCTCAGCTTTTGAGGGTCTACCTCTTTTACGTTTAACTTGTTTTTTCATTATGCTAAAGAACCTATTCCTTTTTTAACTTCTGGAGTATAGCCCAATAAATCATCTAATTCTGATTTTTTAGGGTCAAATTCTGCGTCACTTCTTCTGATGTTTTTAGGGTCAAAAATGACTGTTTCATCACCAAACTTTATGCCATCGTAACCAGCTTTGATTGCTTTCTCGGTTAATTCTGCTGCTCCTACGCCACCAAATCTAACAAATTGGTCTAATTGAAAAAGAGTATTTTCCATAGGGAATACAGATGATATTCCTTGTGACATCATAGGCGTGTGTTTTGCATTAAAAATTAAACTTTTTTTTAAAGGGAAAGGTCTATCATCATAACCTCTAATAGGGTTATCAAACATTTCTCCTTTTTTTGCTGGATGTGGCACTCTTGCTATGTATCCTTCTGTGCCATCATTATTTTGTCCTTTTAAAAGTATGACATTATTTTTGACATAATCATCAATTTTGTTTAACGATGCCAAACCTTGTTTTGTTGGCTCATCTAAAGCTCCTATTTTGTCTAGTTTGGTAGCCCAAGATTTAAATTTATTTGCTTCTCCATAAGTATTAGGTGTTAAGTCTAATAGCTTGCCTCTGGTAAAATATTCTTCAACATTCGGTCCATAATATCTTGCTTCTCCGGGTGTACTTGCAAAATAATGACCTCTACCATAAAAACCTTCATCTAAGTGAGTTCCTATCATTTCGTTGTCAAATCGTCTTAAATCTTCACGTGTTCCATGATAAACAGGTTCATCAACTCGGAAGCCTAATGCTTTTGCTCTTTCTTGTCTTGTAAGTTCTGTTGGCGTTCCATCTCTAGGGTAGCCTTTGGGCATCATATTTTTTATTTTTTGTTCTTTTTCAAAAAGCTCTCTCTCCTTTTTGTTTGACAAAGGCATTTGTTGAAGTTTTTTATTTGTTAAACTGTCTTTTAAAAGTTTAGAAGTTTCAGCTTTCTTTTTTTCTATAACATCTTTTACAGCATCTGTTGTTTTAATAATTCCACCAATTTTGTAGTTTTTTGGAGAAAAAATATCTATGTTCATAGTTCGTCAGGGTCAAACAAATTGCTGTCGATTAATTTTTGTCGGTTAGAAATATGTTCAGCTTCAACAGCTTTTTTACTTTGTCCATAATATTTAACAGCCATGTGATTATCTACCATGGCTTGGTTTACATCTTCACCATCACAAACCACAGTGCCTAACACTCTGCCAAACTTACCTCTGGAGTCTCGAAGCTCTGTTCTTATGATTACGCTGTCTGCAAGGTCGATTGCAGTTTTCAAAAACTTAGATGCGAGCTTCCCTCTTGCTTTCTCATCTTTATCTCTGGTGCGTGACTCTGGCGTGTCTATGCCATATAACCTAACACGACTCTTATAAGAAACTGAAAAGCCTAAATCTAGGATTACATCTATGGTGTCACCATCCACTACTCTTTGCACTGTGCATTTGTATTCGTACATGGTTTTTTATTATAAAGCAAAAATTGCCAAAAAAATAATTTACACTTATTTGTAAAAACATGGTATAATGTGTAAATGACTAATTTTAACCAAAATTTATGGAGGTAACCAAAATGATAAAAACATTCTATTTTTATCACGATGACATAAAAACTGGATTGCGTGGCGAAGGCTGTGGCTATCGAAAATGTTATGTCAAAAGTATAGGACCCAAATGGGTCAAACTAAAATTTTCTAAGGATGGCAACTTTAGAAAAATATCCAGAAGAAAATGGGAAGCCATTAAAGAGCAAAAAGTTTTTATGACTTGGGATGAACATGTCCAAGGAATAAAGGAGGCTGCTAATGGCTAGAGATAAACAAAGAAGCAAGGTCTATAAGTGGGAAAGAAATTTTTATAAAAGCGATAGGCTGTTTAGAAAAAATTGTATTGTTAAACAGCACAAGCGTTTGAATAGAAAGTTTTTTCGTTCTTATGGTAGAGGAGTCACTCTTGAGATAACCAATGGTTATTATCGTTGTCATGCTGTGTGCTCTACAAGAACCATAACATTGAGAAATCAGTTTGGTTTGAACTATGCAATTCTGCTTCATGAGTGGGCTCACATACTGGCTTATGAATACTATGACAGGAACCATAGCTTAGAAGCTCATGGTCCTGAGTTCGTTTCGATTTATATGAATTTATTAAATACATATCTAGGTATAGATATGAAAGAAATGACTCGAAAAGCCAGAGAAATGAATATTGACTTTATTAGCCCAGCAAAAACCAAGTTGGCATTGAAGTTAAATAAAAACATCAAACCTTTCTCTCCTGTAGATAGAGACTTGTTAAAACAGGACGCATAGTTCTGTGGCTCTGTAGGGATTTTTATAAGATTGCCCTACAGAGCTCAACACAATTACCATCAAATTTTTTTAGAAATTTCTGTATCTAACTTAGTTATAGCTATAACTGTATATGTATTTTTGGATTTGGGGGGTGCACCCTCGTTTGGTCCTTAAATCCCTATAAAATAGGCGTTTCAATAGGGTTCCTACAGAGCAGGGAGTGCTGTACATACAGTGTTCCTTTTATAGCTTGATTTATAAGGCTTACAGAATGCTCGTAAGCTATTGATTTTATTAACTTTTTTGAAAAAAATTTTTGATTTTGAAAAAAAAACAAAAACACTGGGAACTGCCCACCACTAAGTTATTTGCTTACATATCTTTATCGCTGTAAGTTTCTGTATCTGCACCTAATAATTTGCTTATTCTTTCCTTAATATCGTCTTTAGACATGCTGTTTACGTTAGCATTTATGTTGAGGTTCTGTGTTTTGGTCACAGACAAACCAGCTAACTGATTAAGCTCTTTGATAGCTGAT